TCACCCCGACATCATCCGCCACCTGCAAGGCCTGACAGTCGAAGCTCAACGCCTGCGTGAAGCCCGCGCCGAAATGCTGCGCGTCCGCCCCGGTGACAAGGCAAAGATCGTATCCGGCCCCCTTGCCGGGTTTCTGGTGGACGTGATCGATATCAAGCAAGGTGAGGCAATCATCAGCCTGATGATGGGCGGGCGCGTGAAGGCCGCAATCGCATCCCTAGAGCGCGACACGCTTCCAGACACAAGGGCTTGACACATGGTATGGTCATGGTATGGTGCGCTCAGGACCGGGCTACGCCTTGGACATAATCGCCACGGCAATAAGACCTGCGATAGCGCCGCCGCACCTTCGGGCATAGGCGGTGCAAGTGCGTAAGCAATTCCCAAAAGGCAAAAGAATGAGTGGACTTACGCCAAAGCAAGAGGCGTTTGCTGTCGCATTTTTTGAGACAGGGAGCGCGGCAGAGGCATACCGCCGCGCCTACGACGTGGCCCCGGACGCCAAAGACCATTGGATTTATGTCGAGGCTGGCCAGCTACTAGACCACCCTGAGATTACCCTTAGGCTGGAATCGCTCAAAGAGCAGGCCGCGCGGCACTCAATCTACACCCGCCAAGCGGCCATGGAAGAACTTGAAGCCGCCCGCAAACTAGCAATGGACAAAGACAACCCGGCGGGCGCTGTCGCTGCAATCAAGGGCAAGGTCGGGCTTTGCGGATTGGACCGCCCGAGCAAGCTTGAGGTCACAGGCAAAGACGGTGGCCCCATAGAGGTTACGCCAGATGAAGCATTCAAGCGACTGGCAAGCCGACTGGGAGGCCCTGCAGCCGGACCAGAGGGAAGCACTTAAGGCAAGATCGGCATGGCTTGACGGCGCGCGTCACGATCAAGTTGCCCCGGCGGGCGATTGGTCAACGTGGCTTATCTTGGCGGGGCGCGGATGGGGAAAGACGAGAACCGGGGCCGAGGACGTTGCCTGGTATGGCCTAGCAAACCCCGGCGTCCGCATAGCTGTTGCTGCGCCGACTGCCGCTGATGCGCGGGATACCTGCATTGAAGGGCAATCCGGCCTGCTAGGCATCCTGCCGCGTGAGTGCGTCAAGGCATGGAACCGCAGCTTAGGCGAACTGATCCTGACCAACGGGTCACGATACAAGGCATTTTCTGCGGACGAGCCTGACCGCTTCCGAGGCCCGCAACACCATCGCGCTTGGGCCGATGAATTGGCGGCATGGAAATACCCGGACGCTTGGGATCAACTGCAATTCGGCCTGCGTCTAGGGGATAACCCGCAAGCAGTCGTAACCACGACACCGCGACCGACGCCGCTTATTCGCGGGCTGATGAAAGACAAGCGCACCCTGATTACACGGGGCAGCACTTTCGACAACTCCGCCAACCTTGCCCCGGCTGCGCTGGCACAGTTGCGTGAGAAATACGAAGGCACCCGCTTAGGGCGTCAGGAATTATTCGCGGAACTGCTAGACGACATCCCCGGCGCGCTTTGGACGCGGGCGATTATCAAATACACCCGCGATCTGCCGCAAATGTCGCGCGTTGTTGTCGCTGTTGACCCATCGGGCGCAAGCGGGAACGAGGACGGGGATAGCATTGGCATCGTAACTGCAGGGCGCGGCATGGATGGCCGCTTCTACGTTCTGGAAGATGCGACGTGTGACCTAGGGCCTGCAGGATGGGGGCGGCGCGCGGTTGAGCGATTTCACCACCACAAGGCGGACCGGATCATTGCGGAGCGCAACTTCGGCGGCGCGATGGTGGAGAGCGTTATTCGCACGGCAGACAAAAACGCACCCGTAAAGCTGGTTACGGCGTCGCGGGGGAAGTCCGTAAGGTCCGAACCAATATCCGCCCTCTACGAGCAGGGCCGCGTTTCGCACGTTGGCGGGATGGACGCCCTAGAGGATCAGATGATGCAAATGACGTTGACCGGATACATGGGCGACGGTTCGCCAGACCGCGTTGACGCTTTGGTCTGGGCGCTGTCGGAATTGGCTTTGGTGCAAACCCCCACGTCGCAAACCCACATTGTCGGGGGCCTTGTCTAAATGAGCGTTTCCCAAAGACACCCGGCGCTAAGCGCGGAAAGGCTGGCCGAATGGCAGCTAATGCGCGATGCTATGGGCGGCGAATCCGACATGAAGGCGCGGGGCGAAACCTATCTGCCCAAGCCGGGCGGATTCAAGAACAACCCGGCAACAGAAGCGGCGCTGTATGACGCCTACCGCTTGCGCGCCATGTTCCCCGAAATCCTTGCCCCGTCTGTGTCGGCAATGATCGGCATCATCCACGGGCAAGAGATTAAGATCGAAATTCCCACGGCGATGGAGTTCCTTTGGGAAAACGCTGATGGGCTGGGCCTACCGCTTGAGGCGTTCCACCGTCGCATCACCCGCGAATTGCTGGTGATTGGCGGCTATGGCGTCCTAGCTGATGCCCCCGTAAGCGGCGGCAACCCGTTCCTTGCAGGCTTCACCCGTGACAGCATCATCAACTGGGATGCTGACTGGTGGGTGCTGGACGAAACCGGGATGCGCCGCGATGGTTTCATCTGGAAGCAGATTGAGAAATACCGCGTTCTTGGGCTTGGTGATGGGGCCTATCTGCAATCGGTATTTGAAGGCCAAGCGGCAAGCGGGCAAGAGATTGTGGTCAAGGGCCGGGGCGGCGCTGTGTTGCCTCGCATCCCCTTTGCCGTTGCAAGTGCGCGCGACCTTTCGCCCAAGGTGGAAACCCCGCCCCTGATTGGCGTGGCCCGTGCGGGCTTGGCGATATATCAGCTATCGGCTGACTATCGCTGGCAGCTTTACATGAGCGGCCAAGAAACCCTTGTGGCGATCAACGGCAGCGCCCCGGCAATGATCGGCGCGGGCGTTGTCCACCAGATGAACGGGGCCGAGGGCATGACCCCGGATCTCAAGTATGTGTCCCCGTCCTGTTCTGGGATTGAGGCGCACCTAAAGGCGATTGAGGACGCCCGCATTGCTGCTGTTCAGGCAGGCGCGCGGCTTCTTGAGCAATCGGACGCGGTGCAGGAAAGCGGCGAGGCCCGCAAGCTGCGCTTCGCATCTGAAACCGCAACCCTGACAAGCGTTGCGCAGAACTCATGCGCCCTGCTGGAAAGGGCCTTGCGCAATATCGCCATGATTATGGGTCTGCCGGAAGATGACATTGTGGTCAACGCACCATCTGACCTTCTGGACCGCACCATGACCCCGACCGACGCCGAGGCGCTTATGCGCGTGTGGCAGGGCGGCGGGATGCCATGGGAAGATTACCATGCTGCATTGCAGCGCGGCGGTCTTGTGTCCTCCGAGCGCGATGCTGACGAAGCCGCCAAGCTGATCGACGATCAGGCGGAAGACGATCCCGACCCGATGGGTCAACCAACCGAAAGGAACCGTGCCGATGGCACTCAAAGCCCTACTTGAAACCCTTGAAGGCGTCGATGACGCTGTGAAACCCTTCTACGCAGAACGCGACGGCAAGTATGTGCTGGACGTTGAAGGCGTGGACGACCACCCCGAGGTTGCCAACCTCAAGAATGCCTATGGCCGGACCAAAGAGGACCGGGAAAAGGCAAAGACCGAGGCGGCAACCCTGAAGGCCCAGATTGCAGAACTGCAAAGAGGCGCACCGGACACGGCGGCAATTCAGGCCAAAATCGCAGAGCTTAACGAAAAGCTTGGCGCGGTTGAGGCTGAGCGCAACGACTGGAAGGGCAAGTATGTGGGGAAAACCCGCGATGAAGCCCTGACAACCGCGCTGCAATCGTCCGGCGTGACCAATCCGGCATTTCTCAAGGCCGCGCAAGCCATGCTTTCCGGCATGGTGAAGCTTGGCGAGGATGGCACCGCATACGTTGAAACCCCCATGGGGCCGAAAACGGTTGATGTGTTCGCAAAGGGCTGGGCGGCATCGGAAGGCAAGGACTTTGTGACCGCAGCCCAAGGCGGCGGCGCACGGGGTAATGACGGCACGAAGGTGTCCAACACAATGAAGCGGGCGGAGTTTCTCGCCCTTCCCCCCGCCAGACAGGCCGAATTGGTCAAGTCTGGCGTCACCCCAATCGACTAAGGAGTAAACCATGGGCACTTTGACCCTTACCAACCTGATCCCGACCATCTACGCGGCAATGGACGTTGTTTCGCGTGAACAGACGGGCTTCATCCGCAACGTGACCCTTGACGGCCAAGCCACCCGCGCCGCTGTTGGTCAATCGGTCCTGTCGCCTGTCGTCGGCCCGATGGTTGCGGAAAACCTGACCGTTGGCAACGTCCCGGCTGATACGCCGAACCAGACGATCAACAACGTGCAGATCACCATCAACAAGCAGAGGTCTGTGCCGTTTGGCATCACGGGCGAAGAAAACCGTGGCCTGAACAACGCAGGCACCACTGGCCAGATCAACCGCGACCGCATTGCACAGGCCATTCGCGCCTTGGCAAACGAGGTTGAAGCCGATCTGGGCGCGCTGCATGTTTCGGCTTCCCGCGCAATCGGCACCGCCGCAGGCACCCCGTTTGGCACCGCTGGCAACCTGAGCGACTTTGCGTCTGCCCGCCGGATCATGGAAGAAAACGGCGCACCGCTTTCCGATCTGAAGATGGTGCTGGGTTCGACTTCGCTTGAGCGCCTGCGTGGCGTTCAAAGCACCCTGTTCCGCGTGAACGAAGCCGGGTCGGACGCTTTGCTGCGCACGGGCGCTGTCGGCACCGTGCAGGGCTTTGACGTTGCATGGTCCCCCCAAGTGCGTGCAGCGGTTCCGGTCGGCACTGGCGCTTCCTATGTTACATCTGTCGCAGCCTTGACCGTTGGTCAGACCGCTATTCCGATCATCACGGGCACGGGCACTGTTCTGGCTGGTGACATTGTGACCTTCGCCAACGACCCGAACCAGTATGTCGTCGCGGCTGGCGTTTCTGCCCCCGGCACCATCACCATCGCGGAACCGGGCTTGCGCGTCGCACAGGCATCGGCATCGCGCGTGATGACCATCACCGCAGCGACCACCCGCAACATGTTCTTCCATCGCGGCGCTATGGTTCTTGCAGCCCGCGCGCCCGCGATGCCGGACGGCGGCGATATGGCGGATGATGTGATGATGGTCACCGACCCCGTGTCGGGCATCAGCTACGAATTCTGCGTCTATCGTCAGAAGCGGCAAGTTCGCTGGGAAGTCAACTTGGCTTGGGGCGTTGCTGCAGTGCAGCCGCGTCACATGGGCCTGTTGATCGGTGCCTGATCTTTCTGAGGGGGTGGGCAACTGCCCCCTTTATCAAGGTCAGAGGTGACACATGCTTTCATTCGATACCCTTGCGGTCACCATTGCCGAAGCCGATGCATATTGCACGGCGCGGGGCATTGCGGACTGGACCGGGGCCGATCCCCTGAAATCCGCTGCGCTGTTGCGCGGTCAAGCCTACATCGCTGGCACCTATAACGCGCGGTGGGCTGTGGAGTTTGACGACGCCACGGCACCGGATGCGGTGAAGTTTGCCGTGATCGAAGCGGCAACGCGGGAAATCAAAGTGCCGTTTAGCCTGACGCCTGATCTGACGCCGGGCCGGGAAAAGGTGCTGACGGGTGTGAAGGGCATCACGTGGAAGGCAATCGGCACGGGTGGGGTGGGCGGTATGATGCCTTATCTCACTTCGGTTGAACATCTGCTGACAGGCCTTGTGTCGGGCGGCGGCGCGGCGGGCGGGACATCATTCTTGGCGAGGGCTTAACATGGCAATCCAATTCTCTACCGCCGTGCGCAATGCTCGGCTTGACGCAATCGAAACCGCAGTGGGCG